CGTACCCAGCGATGGGCCTGCATTGTGGCGCACCGGCGCTGCGGCAAGACGGTGGCTTGCATCAATGACCAGATCAGAAGGGCCATCATGCTCCCCAGGCCGCACGGGCGCATGGCCTATGTGGCGCCATACCTTGCCCAGGCCAAGGAAGTAGCATGGGACTATCTGCGGCGATATGCGGCGCCAATTACCAAGGACAAGAACGAGTCGGAGCTGTGGGTCGAGCTGCTCAACGGCTCTCGGATCCGCATCCACGGGGCGGATAATCCTGACCGGCTCCGGGGCGGCTATCTCGACGACGTGATTTGCGACGAGCATGCGGATTGGCGGCCATCGGTCTTCCCCGAGGTCATCCGGCCGATGCTGGCGGATCGTGAGGGCACAGCAACATTCATCGGTACCCCCAAGGGACGAAACGAGTTCCACGCCGTAGCAGAGCGGGCCAAGGCGGATCAAGAGCGTTGGTTCTTTGCCATGCTCAAAGCCTCGACTACGGGCATATTGTCGCAGGCTGAAATCGAGGAAATGTGCCGGGACATGACGCCGGAGCAGGTCGAGCAGGAGCTGGAATGCTCATTCGACGCTGCGATCATGGGCGCCTATTTTGGCCGTGAGATTGCCGAGGCTGAGCGGGCCGGCCGCATAACGGATGTGGCTTATGACCCGAACCTACCCGTTCATACGGCATGGGACCTCGGCAAAGGCGCCAACATGGCGGTCTGGTTCTTCCAGATTGCGTTCAACGAGGTGCGAATCATTGACCACGAGGAAGGGGCGCACAACGATGGAATCTCTCAACTCGTGGATGTCATCGACGGCAAGGGATATCGAAAGGGCAATGACTACGTGCCCCACGACGCGAAGGTCCACGAAACTTCGACGGGCCGTACCCGCCTTGAAACGATGGTCAGGCTACGCCGTAAACCAGTCCTCGTGGCCGACCACAAGGTGGATGACGGTATTGCAGCTGCTCGCCTCTCGCTCGCCAACTGCTGGTTCGATCGCACGCGATGCGCAAATGGCCTTGAGGCTTTGCGGCAATACAAAGCTGACTACGACGAAAAGACCAAAGCGTTCAAAAACATCCCCAAGCACGACTGGACATCGCATTCAGCGGACGCATTCCGCTATCTCGCCATGGCATGGCGGGCGATTGCCAAGCCGACACCGCCCAAGCCGCCCGAGCCCATGCGCGGCATAGGGCAGATAACCGTAGACCAATTTATCAATTCGGTTGCCCCAAAGAAATTGAGGGTGTGAATGCTGACTGCTGAACGCCTGCGAGAACTGCAACGTGCAACCACGCAAACTGAGGGCGTCGACATGGTGCTACAGTCCGTCAGGGACGATCGGCTGCTATGTGCGCGCGGATCAGCATGGGTGAGATATGAAGCAGAGTTTGAGCAATCATCCGTTCTACCAGCTACCGGAAACGATCAAGGCGGGGCCGCAGGCGTTGGCGATGATAGCGGAAATGGTGCGGCCGGAAACGTGGCAGGAGACGCTGCGGCGGATAGCGAAGCACGGCCCGAACAAGGGGGTAACGATAAGCTCACCTCCGAACACGTCTGCACCGAGTTCGTGCACTGGGCCGACTTCGGACACGAGCTCAGACGCACCTGGCCCGAGGTCAACATAGTCTGGCGCCAGGTCTACATGGACCGTGGCGCCGTCGAAAAGCGCTGGGGCAAGGAGCAGGCCGACAAGCTCAACTTCAGCATGACGTCAGCGAGTGGCGCTGATGGCCGGTAGATTCCGCACATTTCGGCAGAAGCTTGTGCCTTTGACATTGAGAATACCTGAAGAAGTACGTGCGGGTTTGGAAAGCGCTGCTTTGCGCAACAGAAATTCGCTTAATTCAGAGGTAATCCGTCGCCTAGAAATCTCCTTGGCCATTGATACAGCAATACCAAATGATGCCGCTCGCATCGTTGTGAGATTCAAGGGATTGCGAAATTAATGGCCTACGCTGACGCGACCTCATCCGCACCGGCCGGCAAGGGTGGGGACAAAGAACGCTATCTCGATGCCATCGACCGCTACGACCGTGGCACCGCGACATGGCGGCTGCAGTGCGAGGCAATCAACAAAATCTACCTCGACCAGCACCGCACCACGGCCTCGGCGCGACGCTTTGCCATGCTGTGGAGCAATATAGAGACGCTCAAGCCTGCGGTGTACGCGCGCACGCCTGTCGCTGTGGTGTCCAGGCGGTTCAAGGATCAGGACAAAATCGGCAGGAAAGCCGGCGAAACGCTTGAGCGGTGCATTAATACGAGTTTTGACCTATATGGCGTCGACATGGTGCTACAGTCAGTCCGCGACGATCGGCTGTTGTGCGCACGCGGATCAGCATGGGTGAGGTATGAAGCAGAGTTCGAAGCCGGTACTGCAGGACAGTCAGCAACGCCTAGTGGGGCCGTATCGGACACAGCAGGGGATCGGAATGATCCTGGACAAGCCGCTGATCAAAACGGAGAAAAACTCACCTCCGAACACGTCTGCACCGAGTTCGTCCACTGGGCCGACTTCGGCCACGAGTTGCGGCGAACCTGGCCGGAAGTAAATATCGTCTGGCGTCGGGTCTACATGGACCGTGGCGCCGTCGAAAAGCGCTGGGGCAAGGAGCAGGCCGACAAGCTCAACTTCAGCATGCGCCCTGAATATGCGCAACGTTACGGACCGGACATCAAAGATGCGACGGAGCCGCAGGCCGTTATCTACGAGTTGTGGGACAAGACGCGCAAGAAAACCGTGTGGATATCCAAGGACGAGAAAATCCTACTGGAGTCCGGCAAACCTCCACTCAATTTCCGCGATTTTTTCCCTTGCCCAAGGCCGGCCTATGGGACTTTGGCGACTGGCTCACTCATTCCAACGCCTGATTACCGCTATTACCAAGACCAGGCCGAAGAAATCAACGACCTGACGGAGAAGATTGCGGCGCTGCAGGAATGGCTGGTGCTCAAGGCATTCATCCCTGCAGGGCCCTCTTCGGAGGGCTCTGATGCTATTATCTCCATGCTGCAGGCGCTGAGCGAGCGGGCATCGTCCAAGGGAATATTCGTCCCGGTCGAATCATGGTCAGGCTTCACCGAGCGCGGCGGCGCCCGTATGATTGACTGGCTGCCGATGGACATGGTGATCGGCACCATCAAAGCCGCGATCGAATGCAGACAGGCACTGATCAATGACGTATATCAGATCACTGGAATATCGGACATATTGCGCGGCGAAACTGATCCAAATGAGACGCTTGGGGCGCAGGAAATTAAAGCACAGACTGGCTCTAGGCGGATACAAACTTGCCAACGTGATCTTGCGCGGTTTGCTCGTGATCTCGCTGAACTCGTCGGCGAGGTCATAGCCGAAGTATTCCAGCCAAAGACTATCGCGGCCATGTCCGGCTATGACATGACGGTTGAGGCACCACCACAACTGTTATCGCAGGCGCAATTGCTGATGGGACAGATCCAGCAGTTGCAGGCACCGCCTCCGCAGATGGCATTGCCGTCACCGGGCATGATGCAATGAATCGGCTAATTAGTCTGACGGACGATCTGACCATTGCTGTAGCAGAGAAGTTGGCCGCGCAATACACGATAGGCATAAACCTGAGTGAGGGTGACTTCCGAAGATTGGCTGTAATTGCGATTGAGGCTGTGCGCGAACACGATCGGTTCGAGTCGTGCGGTGAAAAGAAATGATGCCTCCCGGACAGCCACAGCAGCAGCAGGGCGGCCCACCACAAGGCCCACCACCAAACCCCGCACTGCAACAGGCCCAACAGCAGCTACAGCAGATCCAACAACAGCTCGAGCAAATCCAGGAGAACAAGCAAGTACTGGCCCTGCTGCGGGATGAGAAAACCCGCGGCTACCGGATCGAGATCGAGACCGACTCGACGATCGAACCCGACGAGCAGGCGGAAAAGAAATCCCGGATCGAGTTCACGGAAATCACCGGCAAGTTCCTCGGTGAGGCATTGCCCATCCTGCAGGTGATGCCGCAGGCTGCTCCGCTGTTTCAGCAGGCATTGTTGTTCCTGGTCCGTGGTTTCCGCGCCGGCCGGGAGATGGAAGACACCATCGAGACGGTCATGGGGCAGATCAGCCAGGCGGCACAGCAGCCAAAGCCAAACCCGGAGGAAATGAAGCTGCAGCTTGAGCAAAAGAAGATGGAGTCCGAGCAGCAGTTCAAGGCGCAAGAAGCGCAGATGCGCCAGCAGGAAGGCCAACAAAAGCTTCAGTTTGAGCAGCAGAAGCACGACCAAACCATGCGCAACGACCAGCAAAAAATGGCCATGGAAATGATCATGCGAAAGGCCGAAATGGGCCAGAAGATGGCCGAAGCCAAGGTTGGCATGGCCACAAAGGTTGCCACGGCGGCTGCGAAGCCCGCGCCCGGTGGCGAAAGTGAAGGCGGCGAAGCGCCCCAGCAGCCATCCATCGACATGGATGAGATTATGAAAATGTTGGAAAGCATCAACCCGCCAGTGCCGCCAGCAACTCCGTCGCCACAGCCACGCGGCTTCAGAGTTATTCGAGATGAGAGTGGACGGATTTCCGGCGCAGTTCCGATGTGAGGATAAATGGCAACGTACACGAAATACAATACATTCGTCGAAAATCTCTGCAACAAGCTCATCGACGCATTCGGTACGACCGACACGTGGCGAGCGGTCATTCACACCGATGCGCCTGTTGTCACGACCGACAATGCACTATCTGACCTGACCGAGATTGGCGGATCGAACGGATATACCACGGGCGGCAACGATATCACGTTCAATTCGACGCGCACGACCGACACAGTGACGGCAACGGCCGTTGATGTGGTGTGGACGGCCTCGGGAGGAAACCTCGGATCAAGCACGACTGGCCGATATGTCAGTATTTATGATGATACATCGACAGGAAACAATCTGCTCGCATCGTATGATTACGGGTCAACGTTCACTGTGGCCTCGGGCGAAACGTTTACACTCGACTTCGGCGCCTCACTCTTTACGATAGCATGACCATGCAGCCACACTCACTTAGCACTATATCGATCTCCGATGCCAAGACACCGGCGCAACGGTTGGCAGCCATGGGCTGGGTTGGGAGACACGGCGGGTCATGGTCCAAGGGCACGAAGTTGCCGGAAACGCAGGTTGATGTATGTCCGCGCGTGAAGGTGGCCAACCTCCCGGAAGGGTTTCTGAAGCAAAAGCATATCGAGCACCTCGAACAGAACCAATTGATCGCCTCATGCTGTCGCCACCCGGAGAACCATGAGGTCGAGGCACGCAAGTCGCATCCCGACGAGCCGGCACCGGATATTTACGTGTTCCACTGCGCGTGCGGGCGCAAGCATCGGTTCTTCTGCGTCGGGAAGACTGATCCGCAACGCCCGGAGTGGAAGGCGGGTTAAGTTGACATGGCAACCAAGGCGCCGTCTATTTCCATCGGCCGTGGAGTCAAAGTGTACCAGTCGCCGAATTTTGGACGGCAGGATGCAAACTGCACGGCGGTAAACAATTCGACAGGGATAATCAGCGCCACTATCGTCAGTAGCGGAATTACTGTCACGAGCATCAAATTCTCGCTTGATATGACTGCTACCGACCTGAAATGCTGGCGTGAGTTGCCTGTAGGCTACGTGGCCGGATCAGAGGGGCACTGATGGCCTTCGCCTCAGTTGGCTCTCTCGGTTCTGGAGGGAGCGTCACAGCGAACCAGTCAACTCTGGTTCTAACGACGACCGCAACGCTTGAGGCTGGCAACCTTGGCGTCATCATTATTGGTGTCGACAACAATCAAACCACGGACGGTGACGAGGGCGCCGTTTCGGGTGTTGTAGACAGCGCCGGTAATACCTGGGTCAAGGGTGCTGAATTTACGAACGGGCAGGGAACCGCCCAGGCCGGCGCAACTTGTTCGATCTGGTATTGTGTAGTTCCGTCTCAACTCACGAGCGGCGGGACTATCACCGCTTCATTCACCAACAACACGTCGCGCGATGCATCGGCGATAACTGCATGGGAGTTTACTCTTTCGGGAACCGTGGCGGTTGAAGGAACGCCAGGAACATTAGCGAATGACGGCAGTGATCTTGCATCGCTGAATGTAACTACATCCAACATAGAATGCTTGCGTATTCGCGGCGCGGCCATTGAGCGTGGCGCCGACACTCTCTCTGCTGTAACCTCTGGTTGGACAAATATTACCCCCGCTGGCGATAGCGGGGGCGGCGCCAACCAGTCAAATGTGTCGGCTGTTGGTGAATTCATCATCTCAACAGCAACGGGCGCGGCAAGCGATCCGACATTAACGACTAACCAAGATGGCGCCTCTATCTATATTGCGCTCAAAGAGGTCGCTACCAACAAGACGCTTGCCGCTGGTGCTGGGTCCTACACCATCACCGGGACTAACGCATCCCTGCTGGTGAAGCGCGTCGTGGCGGCTGGGGTTGGTAGTTACGCCATAACCGGCACGGCTGCTACACTTACGCATCAGTGGAAGGTTGCGGCTGGGTCTGGCTCGTATGCCATAACTGGAACGGCCGCCTCGCTGCTACACAAATGGAACCTTGCAGCCGGTTCAGGATCGTATGCCATAGCAGGTACTGCGGCAGCAGTGTTGCATGGGTGGAAGATAGTTGCCGGTGCTGGGTCCTATGCCATCACCGGCAGCGATGCTTCTCTGGTAAAAACCGGTGTCAAGATATTGGCCGCCGGCGGCGGGGCCTACACCATAAACGGAACGGCGGCATCTGTCCTGATGGGGCACGTCGTCTCAGTCAACGGCGGCAGTTACGTTATCAGCGGCTCTGCGGCCATCCTGGCCAAGACGGCATTGCAGCAGGGCGGCCTCGCCGACACATCCGACGGCGGGGATGTGGACCCTGCCTATTATGACTGGTGGCGCAAGCAGAGTGAGCCGCGGAAATCATCGCGCGATGAACTGGAGACAAGAGAACCTGAGACGGCGAAACAACGCATCATTCCCGATGTGGTGTCGGCCCCCGCGCCTTCGTTTGTGGCAGATTCGTTGGCGGCACCGTGGCCTATTCAATCCGGTCGTTCGGCCCCCGTCTCAATGGTCAACGACCAGGAAAAAGACGACGAAGCAGCAATCCTTGCTCTTATGCAGGCCATGCAATGACCAGAGCAACATATGTTATGCGCGACGGCAAGCTGGTGGACAAGCGCCACGCCGCACCGCTCAATCCAGCAACCGACCCGCGACTGTACGTCATCGGCGATGTCATGGATACGCTGCAGCACCCGGCGACGGGCCGATACTACGACTCCAAGGCCCGGTTCCGGGCTGATACCAGGGCGACCGGCTGCATAGAGGTCGGCAATGATCCTGCCATCCGTCGCGATCCTGGTGTCAAGGGCCGCATGGGCCAGGGCTGGGGTGACCAGGCCAGTGCGGCACAGGACGTGAAGCGGGCGATTCAAGAGTTGAGGTCGAGGTAAATGTGTCGTGCGGTTTGGAGCCTGATAAGCCAAGAATCTCGCTACTCTTGGCCCCTATTACATGCCGCTGATCGCTACTCCACTCCGCGGCTGAGTGCTACCGCGGCGCACTGTCAATTCAGTTTGCGTTGCCCTTCGGCATAACCCGGAGCTACCGGGGGGACTAACGGGCCCGCACGACACTAGAACAATATAGAGGATTGCATGTCACTTGAGCAAGCTGCCATCGAGCAGCCCGAGCTAAAGTCCTATGACACCGAGTTGGCGGACGACGTTCGCTCCGCCTTTACCGAGGTCACCAGCAAGGCCCCGGCAGACACGTCCACAGACACGCCTGCCCCGACAGAGCGCACTGACGAGCCCCGCACGGCCGCAGAACGTGCCCGTGACGAGCAAGGCCGGTTTGCCAAGACGGACGACAAGCCAGTTGAGTTGAAGCCTGCAAAGGCTGTTGAGGATGCCGCGTCGAAAACGCCCGTTGTCGACAAGGCTCCGCCGGTTCCGGGCGCCGAACAACGAACGGAACCGGCGGTCAAGCCCATCGCTGTTCGCCCTCCCGACGATTGGGACGTGAAGGCCAAGGCCCAATGGGACCGCCTGCCCCAGGTCGTGCGGGACGCCATCGGCCGGTCGACCGCGGCAGATCCAGCCATATCCGAACTAAAGCCTTTCCTCGATCGCGCCAAGCAAAACGGCCAGTCGCTTGCCTCCGCGGTGCAGTCGTATGTCGGCATGGAGGACTACCTCAAGAAGGACCCGCCGGCGGGAATGCTGCACCTCGCCCAAAATCTTGGGCTCACCCAACACCAGGCGGGGCGCATGTTCGCGGACCTCGCATCACGTTTAGGCGTCATGCCCCAAGGCGGCCAGCAATTGCCCGCCGAAGGCCAGGACGCACCACAGGAGCCCGATCCATATCGCGCTCTTGCCCCCGTGCTTCAGCCGTATCAACAGCGCCTGGACACGCTCGAAGCCCATATCCGGCAGCAGCAGGAAGCCATCACAGGCCAACGCATGTCTGCCAGCATGTCGGCCGTCGAGAAATTCCGATCGTCACCCGAGGCCCGCTACTTCGCCAACGTCGAAAAGGACATCGCGAACCTGCTCGACAAAGGCATCGTACCGCGCACGGGCGATTACCTGACCGACCTGAAGACTGCGTACGATACCGCCTGCCGCATGAACCCGGAAATTCACGAAATTCTCACGGCCGAGAGATTCGAGAAGGACCGCGCCAAAGCGGAAGCCGATGCACGTGCAGCAGCAGACAAGGCCCGTCAGGCATCCCGATCGGTCACCGGGTCACCGTCGCCCGGCTTCAATGGCCAAGCCAGCAAAGCCAAGGGCAAGTCATACGACGACGACCTACACAACGATGTCCTCGACGCGATCCGCCAAGTCAGCGGGCGCGTCTGATCGAAAATAGGAGCCCAGCCATATGGCCGGCGCAAATCCGAACTTCGATGATATGGTCACCACCACGCTGCGCAATCGCGACGGCAAGTTGGCTGACAATTGCACGAAGACAATGGTCCTGCTTGACCGCTTGAGGCGGAAAGGCAAGATGAAACCCGCTGCGGGCGGTCGAACGATCGTCCAAGGCATCGAAGCATCACTTAATCCAAATGGCGGTTGGTATGCCGGTTGGGACCTGCTCAACACCAACTCGTTCGAGCCGTTCACCTCGGCCGAATACGACTGGAAACAGGCCTACGTTCCGGTTGCGTGGAACGGTCTCGAAAAGCTGAAAAACATGGGCGAGTGGGAGGTCATCGACCTCATCTCCTCGCGCGTGGCCAACGGCGAAAAGTCCCTGTCCGACCTGGTGGCGCAAGCCGCCTATTCGGACGGTACAGGCAGCGGCGGCAAGCAAATGCAAGGCCTGCAACTGCATATCGTCACCACGCCCACGACCGGCACTGTCGGCGGCATCGATCGCGCCACCAATACGTTCTGGCGTAATCAAACGCAGAGCGTGACCTTCAGCGGCACGATCTTCAACGCCACGGTCGCCAACCCGTCGCAGTTCATCCACTCGCTCAACGCGCTGGCGATCTCCTGCACGCGCGGGTCGGACAAGCCGGATATCTATGTGGCCGACGCCATCGGCTACACGGCCTATCTGGAATCCCTCCAGGGCATTCAGCGGATCAATAATCCTGATCTCGCTGCGGCCGGGTTCACCAACCTCAAATACTACGGCGTCGGGAGCAATGCCGACTTCGTGTTGGACAATGGCTACTGTCCGACATCGACCGTCTACGCCCTCAATACGGACTACATCTACTTGAGGGTTCACCCCGACCGAAACTTCGTCAGCTTCGGCGGCGAGAGACAGCCGGTCAATCAAGATGGCACCGTGAAGATGCTTGGGTTTGCGGGCAATATCTGCCCGTCGAACATGGCGCTTCAGGGCATCCTGAACAGCAAGTAAAGGGAGGATCAAATATGACTTGGATGATTG